CTGCTTCGGTATCTTCATTCTTCTGCCTTCTAAAGTAACGTCATCTTACGTCACCCTTGGAAGACGAAATTCCGGGGGAACCTCAAAGCGATCCCAAAGCAAAATAACAAGATAGGAAAAGCAGCCGCCGACGGCGTAGTGGGGTTGCGTCCCATCTGACACATAGGCAGTAAGCATACCGCTTCGGCCGAATGACCGCTATCTGGATCGATTTCCAGCGGGTGATATGCAGCCGATAGTACCCTCCGGGCATCGGAAGCACGCTTGAGGGCGACATACAACCGCCTCGCTACTCACCGGGCACTGGCAATCTGACGCACCCACCGCACACTGACCCCAAACTCCCGCGCCAGCACCGCCGCATTGCGGCCTGTGAAGCGCATCCGGATCTCCGCGATAACCCGCCGTCGGTCGCGAAGCCTCCGGCGCGGCACGTAGATGTTCTCGCCGCCCAGGCGCAGCATGATGCGCTCGACGAACATGGCGGCCATGTCTTCGCAGGCGGGGATGCCGAAGGATTTGGCGACGGCACGGGCTTCGTCTTCGATAACGGCGATGGGGTCGTCGTCGATGTCGTGATTGTTCATGGTCGGCCTTTTAATGCATGGGGATAGGGGCAAAGAGCTCGTCATCGGCGTCGCTGGTGGTCAGGTCGGTCGCGGACGGAGCAAAGGGGACGGCAGGCTGTGCGCGAGGCGGCTGGGCTGGCGCGTGCGGGGCTTCAGGGTGGGCGTGTGAGGGCGCGGGCGCGCTGAATAGGTCAGGTGCAAGGGCATCACGCCACTTTTGCCAGGTGCTGGCGGGTGTGGTGTGGTAGCCCATGGCCTGGGCTAGGAAGAGCACGATGACGGTGCAGTCGAGCACCTCGTTGCGGTGCCCGCTGGGGCACACCCAGCGGTCGGCCCAGCCGTGGGCCATGCGCACCTTGATGCGGTGCTCGGCGGTGAGCTGGTCGAACCATTCGGGCGGCAGGTGGCGGTTGAGGTGGATGTAGCCGGGACCGGGTTGCTTGACCTGGTCGAGCCGGCCGTGGAGCAGATCCTTGGCGGTGTCGACGCAGATGCGCCAGAGCTTGATGCCACGCTTGAGGGTTTTGCCGAAGGCGTTCACATCCACCCAGCTGGGCTTCATTTTGATGGGAGCACCCAGCGCCTGGTCGCCCTTGGTGGCGAAGACCTTGCGGGCATTCAGGGCGCGGCAGTAGGTGTAGGCCTGGTGCGTCCAGTTGGTGCCGCCGGTGTCGATGCCGACGGCGTCGATGGGCATGGCGTGGCCGTTGATGTGGCGGTAGGTGGCTTCGATGACGGGGTTGAGCTTTTCGAACCATTCCTGCTGCTGGGCCGGGTTGCCGTAGATGACGCGGTAGTCGATGGGCCACATTTCCTCGCCCTCGCCGATGGCCCAGGCGACGGCTTCCCAGCGGTCTTGCTGGGTGTCGATGCCGAGCAGGATCTTGCAGGCGCCCTGGGGGACGAGCTGCAGGGGGATGTCGATGTCGGAGAGGGCTCGGGCGCGCAGCAGGCTGGCGTCGGTGTGGTCGTATTCCTCCTCCCATACGTCGGCGAGGGTTTCGTTTTTGAAGCCCTGCATGGGGCCGCTGTCGCCGAGCTTTTGCGCTTTGCGGGCCTCGAGGAACTCGCGGACGATGTCGGGCCAGGCACGCTGCGGGCTGTAAGCCGTCCAGACGTTGACGAAGGCGACGTGGCGCGGGGGCTTGCGCGGGGTGCCGCGGCTGTCGGTCCAGACCTTGGCGGTGTGGTTGTAGAGGTAGTCGCCGCAGCGGCTGACCCAGCGGCCGGCTTGCCAGATGGTGAGGTAGTCGGCCTGGGTGATGGGTTCGTTGCAGTGGGGGCAGACGTGGCGGACGGTGGCGGGGTCGGCGTTGTCCCACTTGAAGCCATGGCGGACATCGGCACCGCCCCACATGAGGGGGTGGTCGAGCTCGCAATGGGGGCATTCGATGCGGAATTCCATGACGGCCTCGGCCGCCTGCACGCGGCGGCGGACGTGGCTGGTGAGCTTGTGGCGGGGGGTGGTGCCGAGGATGATCTTGGGAAACGGGGCGCCTTCCAGCCGCCCCTTGGCGCCGGTGACGGGGTCGATGGTTTTTTCGACGACCTGGTCCATGGCGTCGACTTCGTCGAGGATGGCGACGGCGATGGTGATGCGGCGGAAGCTGCGGGCGGCCTTGGCGCCGAGGTAGTGCTGCACGCTGCCACGGAAGCGCTTGAACTTGATGGTGTCGTCGTCGCGGCCGAGGCGGCGGACGGGGTCGAGCCCGCGGCAGATGTCGAAGGACGGGGTGATTTCGGATTTGACGAAGCTGTCGCGGTCGTCGTCGGTGGGTTGCCAGATGGCGAGCTTGCGGCGGCGGTGAGCGGCGTTGTATTCGGCGAAGCCGACGACGGTTTTGGTGTTGTGAGTAGGCACCATGGCCCGGGTGCACAGGAAGAGATGGCTTGGGCTGTCGACTTCGATGCAGCGCACGGGGACGCTGGCGATGGGTTGAACGCTGACAACGCGCCGGCAGTAGGTGATGGTGGGGCGTTGTACCTCGATTACGCGGTGGGCCTTGCGCTGCAGGTTGAAGGGGTTGATGGCCGGCGACGGTTTGAAGTTGACCCGGTATTGGTCGAGGTGATGCGCTTGCTGACGCATCCGACCGCGCAGGGTGGCTTTGAGGCCCAGCGAGACGACCAGCTCATACACGCCGTCTGCCAGTGCCTTGTTGGTGCTGACGAATTCGCACCGGCCATTGGTGCCAACGGTGCCATCGGAATCCATCAAGCCGCGCAGCAGTTGCAGGCGCTGGTTGCGCGAGGCTCGCAGGTAGATGGGCGGGATATGTTTGCTGCTGAGCAGGCCAAGCGCGCGGAACCGGGCGGCCCAGGGCGTTACGGCGCGCGGTTCGTCCCCGACATCGAGCAGGATGGTGGCGTTGTTTGGATTCCGTTGGTCGAGATAGCACACGCGGGCGTCGATACCTTCGGCACGGATGTGGTCGGCGGTTTCTACATCGCCCCGGTGTTGCGTGATGCGGGGCGTGACAAGGTGCCCGTCGCCCAGCCAGAGGCCGAGGGTGTAAGGCGGAATGGGCAGGTCTGCGTTGGGCAGCTCGAGCGCGGCGGCGTTTCTGATGCGGAGTTGGTTATAGCTCCAGCCTTGGGACTGGATTCGGGCCATCTGGCCGGTGTCGAGAATGCCCTGCGTGGTGACCTGACGCCCCCGTGGCGGGCGGCCAAAGGGGCGGGACTGGCTGGGGGATAGGAGGTATTCGAAGCTGACCCTGCTTTCGACCATCCAGCGGTGACCTTCGTCGGCAACGACTTGGGTGCCATCGCAGAAAGTAATGCGGTAGCAGGTGTGGTTGCGGTAGATGGGTGAGCAGTAGCGCACGATACAGGGGCGCCCTGCTTCGTCGAACACGGTGTCGCCCGGCGCGAGGCGGCCCATGGTTGTCCATCCGCTGGGGGTGGGCACGGGGGTGTCGAGTGCGAGGGCGTACCCCACCCGCTTGGCCTTCTCGACGTTGACCTCCTCGATGTCGTCATTCGAGAAGGCGTCCATCCAGCCGATTTGGAACGGCCACGGCACGAACAGGCCGCGCTGGTGGCTGGATTCTTCGTCGAGGTCGAAGTGCTCGGCCGCCCAGGTGCTGTAGGCCACGGGCGGGTCGGCCTTGAGGGGCCGCAGGCCGGCTTCGATGGCGCGCTTGAGGGCGTCGAGGGTTTCGGTGGGCAGGCGGGCAGTCATGGGTCAGTCGGCCTCCGGTGAGGCGTCGGGGGTTTCGTCTTCCTGGATATCGAACGGGTCCAGGGCGTCGGCGATCAGCGAGGCCGTTTTGCGGACCATCTCGTTGCGAGCGCGAGCGACCTCGGTCATGACCAGGTCGCGCACTGGCTGCGGCAAGTCGGGGCAGACACGGTTGATGCCGGCGGGGATCTGGTCGAAATGGTCGACGGCAGACTGAGCCGCGTTCGAGAGCACGTCGGTGAGGACGTCGATGGGGGCGTAGGTGCCGCGGGCGACGGCGTTCTTGATGTCCTGCCCTTCGCGCTGCGAGCGGGCGAGCAAGGCGCGTTCGGTCGGCAGGTCGATGGACCCGTCAGCTGCGGCGCGGCCGGCGGCCTCTTCCCGAAGCTTGCGAAGGTAGCGGATGCGGATGTCGGCCAGGGGGACTTGCTTGTGGTCGAGGCCGAACTCGGTCAGCAGCTCGCGCAGGCGGCGGTCGCTGATATCCAGGTGCGCGGCGATCTCGGCCTGGGTGGGGGCACGCTCGACCCGCCCGGCTTCGTCGCGCAGGTGGCGTACATACGCGTGCACTAGCGGGGCGAGGTTGTAGGCGTTTTTGTCGACGCGCGGGATGACGCCCCGGTCCACGAGCCGGCTCAGCTCGCCCGGCGTGAGGTCCAGCAGCCGGGCGGCGGTGTCGTGGTTGAGATGGCCTGACATGGCGGTTTAGCGTCCGCCTTTGGAGGCAGTACGGTCCAGTTTCTCGGCCGCTTTTGCGGCAGCCTTCGCGGCGGCCTCGGCGATCACTGCCCGCCGTTTCTCGGCGCGGTCAAGGCGCTCGATCTCCGCAATCAGCAGCGCAGCCGCTTTCACCAGGTTTCGGCGCGGCGTGCCAGGCTTCCACCACTCGGCCGGAAAAGGCCATTGTGACGGGCCATCGTCCTGCTGCGGGGCGCAGCCATGCAGCGCATAGCAGGCCGCAGCACGGGGCAGTTCGCCATCCTGATACTTGTCGTCGTGCGCGGGCGCCCAACCCTCGACCGCGATCTGGCGCTCGCGCTCGTTGATTACCTCTTCGACTGCCTCGACGCCACGGCGGCGCTTGACGACGGGAGCAGCTGGCGGCGCCTTATCTACTTCCGCCCCCTCCCCCAGCTTCGCCGTTGCCGCGCTTAGATTCGACAACGACGCCAGGGCATCTGCCCCGATACCGAGGGTGTCGAGGTCGAAGCCGTCATCCTTCAGCAAGGCCAGCTGCTGGGCCAGGACGGTTTCGTCCCATTCACCGTTACGGGCGATCTGGTTGTCAGCGATGATGTACGCACGCTTCTGTGCCTCACTCAGCCCCGTGCGGCGCAGGCAGGGCACCGTCTTCATACCCGCACGAATCGCTGCCAGTCGGCGGCCGTGGCCCGCCAGCACCACATTGCCTTCGTCGACGACGATCACGCCGTTGAAGCCGAATTGCTCGAAGCTGGCCACCAACTGGGTGATTTGCCCATCGCCGTGCTTCATGCTGTTGTCCGGATGCGGCGTCAGCGCCTCCGGGTCGATGTGCTCAATGATGTCTTGCTGAGTATTCAAAACCGGAACCCCCTTAGGAAGGTTGAAAAACAGTGGAAGCACGGGGCTGCGATTACCCGTGCGATACCTCGCTGGGAAGGACCCGAAGCGGTCATCGGGCAGTCCTTGTTGCCTCGTCGAACGCAGCCCTGAACGCACCATCGAACTCGCGCCGCACGACGTCACCGACGATCTCCTCGAGGTCGAGCACCTTGCGATAGCTCGCCTCATGTACGAACAGGAACACCGGTTTGATCACCTGCTGATCGCCGGCCCTCGTGGCCGACCAAATGCCGGGGGCAAGGTGACTCTGCACACCGGGCTTAATCACGAACACGCGAGATGACACAGTGCCTCGGGTGGTGATCTGCCTCTGATCGAGCGCACGCAGGACGCGGCTGAGGGTCGCTTTGCTGACGTTGCCGTATGCGTCCCGCTGAACGCCATCCTTCGAGGGCACTGCCAACCAGCCAGCAGGCAGGATGCCCATGGCGCGCATGGCGAGTTCCATCGGCTTGTTGCCGCGTTCGCCTGCATTGATGTGATCGCGCAGGTAGTGCGCCGGCGTCGCGCGGCCCCCCTTATCCTTGATGCCCACTGTCGCCTCGGGATTGCTTGTTCTGGCCGCGGTGGTGAAGACGCTGTTCTTGATCCACGGCGTCGCGTTGTTGAACACGCTGCCGATCTGCTGTTCGGCGGCCTGCTGCCCCTTCTTCGCCACGGTAGTCAGCGCGCGCGCAGTGGCGAACTTGATCTGCTTTCCGCCTGCCTCGCCGAACTGGCGAGCGAACCGCTCCAGGTCACGCGTATCGATCTTGATTTTCACACCCATCACCGCGCTCCCTTGCCGACCAATTCGCGCGCCTCCCGTTCCTCACGCGCCTGGGCCCGCATCCGCGCCACGCTACCGCGCACGATCAGATCCCAGGCCGCGATCGCACCCGAGAGGTCGGCGAGCCATGCGGCCCAGCTCAGGATCATGTCCGGGTCACCCTTCTCCACCGCAGCCTTGATCGCAGCGCCGATCTCCCTCTCGTCGGCCTCGCTCCAGTCGCCGCGCTGCTTGCGCACTTCGGCCACCCGGACGAAGTCGCCGCGCATCTTGTCGATTACCGTTTTCATCTCATCACCTCGTCACGCTTCCCTGCCCTGTTTCCCAGCCTTCCCAGCCTCAATACCGAGGTTGGGAAGCCAAAAGCCTTGCAATCCCTGCTTGTTCCCAACCTTCCCAACCTTCCCAACCTTTTTTTTCGGTGCGCACGCGAGCGCGCGCGGGGGCGTGTACGTGCCCCCGCGCCCTCGTACGCGCACGGGCGAGCACGCGTGAAGCGCGAGGCTGGGAACGTTGGGAAGGTTGGGAACCCCCAGCAACGGCGCGGATTGCAGCTTCCCAGCCTCTGCGCAGAGGCTGGGAAGGCTGGGAAGGCTGGGAACGGAGGGTGGGAAAACACCCACGGCGCGATCAGAACGGCGCACAGCCACCCTCCCCACTCGCCGGTGGCGAAACCCGCGCCGTTGCTGCGCTGGCACGAATATCGCTTCTACCCTTGTTCATGCTCGGGGGCGTGTAGAGGCGGCGGCGACCCGGGTCAGCGGCGAGCCGATCCTCCACACGCCCGCAGCCGAGCTTGCGCAGGGTGATGCCGATACGCGTCACCACCGCAGGGGTGAGCTTGTCCGGCGTGAGATTGAGCGGACCTGCGGCTACGTCCGCCATGCTGAACGGCCCGGTCTGCTTATTGACCCACTCGTACAGGTAGTCCTCGAACGGCTCCGGCATACCCCGCTTGGCCTGCTCGGGGTTGAACAGCACTCGCTGCTCGTCGTGCGTCGGCCAGCAGCGTTCGCCGTTGCGGTAGTCGTACAACGCCTCGGCAAACAGCAACTCGCGCACGGCCAGCAACCCGTCGAGGTCGAACTCCCCCGCACACATCACCGGCCAGAATCGGCGTGCCCCGGTCACGTCCTTGAGGTATTCCTCCTCGTTGGTCGTCCCGATGAACACCGACTGGCGCGGTACCTTGATGATGCGTTTGCCGTACGGGGGGCGATACTCATCGTCCTGCCGGCTGAGGAAGGACTTCTGCTTGCGCTCCTCCGCCTTCATGAGCGAACCCAGCTCCGCGATCTCATAGACCCAGTGGCCGGGCAAAGCCATCAGCGAGTCCTTGTTGCTCAGATCGAGGTCGGTATCGGCAAACCAGTGCCAGGACAAGATGCGCGCGGCGGTCGATTTGCCCCGCCCCTGCTCGCCTTCCAGCACCAGGCAGTAGTCGAACTTGCAGCCGGGCTCCATCACCCGCTTGATCATGCCGCGCAGGAAGAACTGCCCGACGAAGCCCACGTACTCCGAGTGTTCCACGCCCAGGAAGTCGCTCAGCCAGTGCGCGTTGCGGCGCACGCCGTCCCATGGCGGCAGGGCCTCGAGCGCCTCCCGAACGGGGTGGAAGCGGTGCTTGCGTGCCAGCACCTCGACCGCCTGCGCCACGGTGCTCGCGCTGAACTCCACCCCCCACTTCCGTTGCAGCCAGATGGCCGTGGTGATGTCGAGCAGATCCGTCCATTCGCCGGCATCCGGCCCATTGCGCTCGCATGGAATCGGGCGGCGGAACTCGGTCTTTTCCGCGAACTCGTTGTAGCCGATCGCGCCGCGCCACTCGCGCATGCACGACAGGATCAGCTCGGCATTAGCCAGACACGGGCTGATGTCGCCCTTCTTCTGGAGCAGGTCGCGCTCCCACTCGTCGGGCGGCTCGTCGTCATCAGGGGGCGCTCCGAGCGCATCTTGCCCCGCCCCTGCGGGAGCTGTCATCGCGGCGGGGGCAAGGTCGAGGTGCGCACCGTCGGGCGCCGGGGGCATTGGCACGGCAGCAGCAGGGGCAACGGGCGGGCGATCGGCCTTTGCCGCGCGCGGTTTGCGCGCCTTGGCCTTGGCCCAGGGCGACACCCAGCCCGCCTCCTCCGCCAGCCCGAACACCGTGCCCAGCGAAATCTCCCTGGGCTTGAAGCTCGCCCAGCGCTTGGCCGTATCGTCTGGCCCCGCATACTTGGGGCTGCGTGACGACCACGCATCCCACACCATGTAGCCGGGGGCGCCGAGCTCGACCAGCGCATGCCCCACCTGTATCCACGTGTTGTATTCGTCGGGCGGCACAAAACCCAGCGCCTCTTCGGCCAGCGCCACCGACTCCGCCCGGCTGCGCTGCCGGCCACCCACGGCCACAGGCGCAGATGCAGCAACCGGCGGCGCAACAGGCCCGGCAGGCGCTGCCGGCTTGCCCTTCACCGTCACGTACAGCCGGCGCAAGGTCGCTTGCGAGATCTCGCGCACATCCTCGGGCGCCCCGCTCCAGGCACGGCCGGTGAAGGTGAAATACTGCCGTCCGGTGAAGACCTCGATGCCCACCTTGTTGTTCTTGAAGGTGCGCACCTCGCCATCCGCCGGCGCGGCGCAGATGATGTGCACCCCGGTGCCCGAGGGCGAATACTCGGTATAGCTGTCGCAGGCCTGGATGATCGACAGGCAGCGCTCGGCCACCTCGCCCGACCCGGCATCGATCATCCCGTCCAGGTCGATGCCCAACAGGTCATCGTCGGGCAGGAAGGCGAACCCGACGCCGTCGAAATCGCCCCGCCCGGCCGCGGCCAGGGCGGTGGCGAATGGCACCAGGTGCGAGCGGTCGCGCTCGCTCCCCTGCTCTTTCCACCGCCGCCCGCCATCGGCGTAGTACGGCATCTTGCGCGGCTTCTTCTCCGGCGTTTCGCCCGGCTCATAGCGCCACAGCAGCCACTGAGCCCGATCGGCGAGCGCGGCCGGTCCAGCGCCGGGCAGCGGATTACGCGCGCGGAATTCGGCCCGGTAGGCGGGCAAGTCTGCCCAGGGCAGCGGATCCCTTCCCCCCTGCATACCGAATCAGCGCGCCACGTGGATCGGATGCACCACGTCATCGACCGGCTTCACCTGGCTCTCGACCTCCTTCAGGAAGGCATACACCGCCCGCACCACCCGATTGCCGGCCACCCGCAGTGCCCCCACCTCGTCGACCGTGATGAGTCCATCGCGGCGCGACTCAGTGTACTCACGGGCCAGCTCGCCGAAGCGCGACATCATCTCCAGCTGCGCCTGCAGCAGATCCGCCTCGCCCGCCTCGCCTATCGGCAGCGGCACGAACAGCCCGCCGAACACCGCGCATTTGGCCTCGATATAGCCCGTGGCGCCGGTCTTTTCGGCAATCGCCGCGCCCATCGCGTCGGCCTCGTGGTCGGTCACGTCGTAGTTCGGCATCGAGTCGGAAAACTTGTTGTGCAGCACGCCCGGGCTGCGCCCGATCAACCGCGCCAGGGCGGCGATTCCGCCGGGGTAGTGCTTTGCGTCCGCGTGCAGCGCCAGAACGGGGTCTGCGCGGTCAGGAGTTGCGTGAGTCATCTTGTTATCCCCTCAGTCCACTTCTCGAAACACCACACCTAGACTCGCCTCAACCCCAGCGAAAAAAGAACGCCGGGCAGCACCTGCGACCCGGCGCGAACAGCCAAAGCGGCTGAGGGAGACAAGCATGCAAAACGGGAGGCACGCTCCATGCAGATAGAATGCGAGTTGTCACACAACACAGTCATCACCACAGGAGCGCACCATGAGCGATTACGAAACCGAACTACGCGAAGGCTTCGAGGAACTGCTCGAAGCCACCGAGCAAACCTTTACCGCGCTGGCCGGAATCCTTTCCGAACAAGCAGCGCCCGGATCCACGCTACGAGAGCTGCTGCAAGCCGAACAGGCGCTGAACCTGCAATTCGGCCCCAACGGCTTCCGCGACCGTTTTTTCCGGCGGATGCTCGTAAAAAGCTCTTCTGCGGACCGTCGGCGCGCACCAGGCGATGCAGCTCTGCAATCTCTTGTTGCCAGCGTTCTGACGCCTCGAGAGGACGATCCAGAGATCCACTGACACGCTGCACCCCGCCGCCCTCCGAAGTTTTCATTTCAATCATTCAGACCTCCGCACCAACGAGGCCGGCTTCGGCCATCGCCCTGGCGAACGGCACAACACGGCGCAAGGCCGGAAGCGCAGAAGCTTTCCAGTCGGCGCGGTTGGTCAGTACCAAGCTGCCGGCCGGAACGCGGGCGCGCCCGTCCCAGTCGTCGATGATCTGCGTGCAGCCGAAGTGGGCGGCGAGCGCTTGCGCGCTGCCGGTCTTGCCGCAGCCTTGCGGGCCATGGACGACGACGGTGCTGGGCATGCGATTACTCCTCAGTGGTTGTGCCGCGTCACGCGGCCTCATGGTTGTTGATCACGCCGCCGCCCTGCTCCGGCACGACGCTCTGTCCCGCTGCGGCGGTCGGCGATGCCGTATTCACCCCCTGCCCAGACGCGGGCAGGGGGTGGGGTCGGGAAGGTGCGGGCGGGGGCTCCGGGGTGGTGTTGCGCAGAAAGGTCCAATCCACGTCCGGGCGCAGGTCTTCGCAGCGCACGGCGCCGCCTGTGGCGCGCTCGATGGCGGGGCAGTGCTCGGCCGGGACGCGGCGCGATTCAGCCGCCCACTGGCTCATCGTTACCGGGTGCGCACCGATCGCGCGAGCCAAGTCTGACTTGCGCACATTGCCCTGCTGGAAGTAGTCGTGGAGCTTCATGCCTCTAGGTTAGCGTTTCGCAAAACGCAATGCAATAGCGTTTCGCGCATTTACGCGGTTTGCGTTTTGCTATGGAATCCAGCGAATGACTGACATTGACGAGATCCGGCGCGCCAATCTCCGCACAATCGAAACTGAATTCGGCGGGCCGGCGGGGGCTGCCTCGCGCCTTGGCATGTCGACGTCGCAGTTCATCAACTTGCGAAACGGCGCCCGCGACTCCAAGACAGGGAAGCCGCGGGGGATGCGCAAAGAAACTGCGCGACGAATAGAGCGCGCAGCCGAAAAGCCGGTCGGCTGGCTCGATACCTCACACGAGGACGCATCCACGGCGCCGCTGCTGAGCCCCACCGAGGCACAGGGCGGCACCGATGCCGCCTACCCGGGCGCGCCGCTAACCCCTTCGGCAAATATACAAAATGCATCAACCCCGGCACAATCGCGGGTGGTGGCGCTGTCGGCCTGGCCCTTCCGGCGCATCGACCCGGCGCGCCTGCTGGCCCTGCCGGCCGAAGAGCAGGCCTTCATCGAAGGCCAGCTGCTCGCCGCCATCAACGATGCCGAGACACGGATCGGGAAACCGCCCGCGTCGGATGCTCAATGCGGGTAGCCAAGGTGTACCCGTTCCGCAGGCCACGGTAAAAAAGAGGGGGGATGGAAGGCATGGAACTCATCGAGAAGCTGAACAACCTTGCATCGAAGATCCGCCAGCAGGGCGCGGCGATCCAGACCGAAGAGGCGACGAAAAACGCCTTCATCATGCCCTTCATCGCCACGGTGCTCGGCTATGACGTCTTCGACCCCACCGAGGTCATGCCCGAATTCGTGTGCGACGTCGGCACCAAGAAGGGCGAAAAGATCGACTACGCCATCCTCAAGTCCGGCGACGTACAGATCCTGTTCGAGTGCAAGAAGCTTGGCGAGCCGCTCAACATCAACCACGCCGGCCAGCTGTTCCGCTACTTCCACGTCACCAGCGCGCGCATCGCGATCCTGACCAACGGGCAGGTCTACAAGTTCTTCACCGACCTCGACCAGCCCAACAAGATGGACGAAAAGCCGTTTCTCGAGCTGGACCTGCTCGACATCGACGAGCACGCCGTCCCCGAGCTGGCGAAGCTGACGAAGGTGGCGTTCGACGTCGAGTCGATCATCAGCGCCGCCGGCGAACTGAAGTTCATCGGCCAGATCAAGCGCTTAATCGCCAGCGAGTTCGCGACCCCGAGCGACGACTTTGTCCGGTTCATCGCCGCGCACGTCTACGAAGGCACGATCACGCAGAAGGTGCGCGAGCAGTTCGCCGAGCTCACCAGGAAGGCGACCGCGCAATACCTGGGCGACCAGGTGAACGAGCGCCTGAAGTCGGCCATCAGCGGCACCCCGGCAGCCGCCCTGCCGGCCACCGGCAGCCCGCCGGATGCCGGCAGCGAAGCCCCCCGCGACGAGGCCGAAGACAAGATCAACACCACCCTCGACGAGATGGAGGGCTTTCACATCGTGAAGGCGATCGTCCGCGCGGCCGTTGATGTAAAGCGCATCGTAATGCGCGACACGCAGAGCTACTGCGGCGTGCTTCTCGACGACAACAACCGCAAGCCGATCTGCCGCCTGCACTTCAACCGCGGGCAGAAGTACCTCGGGACGTTCGACCAAGAGAAGAACGAGACTCGCAACCCGATCGAGTCGCTCGACGACATCTACAACTTCGCCGACCAGCTGCGGACAACGGCAGGCTATTACCTCTGAGCGGGCGACCAGGAACCCACGCACTCTGGCAGGCGCACGTCCGCGATGATCTGAGCCCAGGGCACGAGCACGCGCCCCTGCTCGTCGCGCTCGATGACCAGCCATTCAGCGAGGCTCTCCACGTCGCCATGGACGTTCTTGTAGTCGCGCCGCAGGCGCCGGGCGAGCTCGGCCACGCTCAGCGGCCCGGCCGCGCGCAGCGCACCGATCAGGTCCCAGCGCTTTGGGGTGAATACGGCCAGCATCTGGCCGATATCCTCGAAGCCCACGCCGAAATACGGCTCGATCTGCTCGTCGCGCTCGATGGCCTTCATGGCCTGCGCGGCGCGGCGCAAGCTCTCTTCCGCGGCACCGCCCACGCGCACATGCAAAGTGGTCCCGTTCATGTGGCTGCTCCTTTCACGTCGGAGCGGGCTGGGTATTTAGTGTGCCGCCTTCAGTTCGTCATGGGTGCGCATTTTTGATCTCCTTCATTCGATTTTCTGCGACTCGCCGGACTCAGGCCGCCAGAGCCAAGGCCATGTGAATCTCCACCTCCTCGAACGGCACGCGCACCGCGTCGTCGTCGGTGCGCTCGATGAGGTTGAGTTCGGCGAGCTTGGCGACGTCGGCGTGCACGTTCGAATAGTTGCGCCCCGCCGCTTTTGCGAGGGCGTACACCGAGCACGGCCCCATCCGG